GTGGTAAAAAAACTAGCCAAGGCAACACAAGAAATATTGGTATGAGTACCATGAACAAACACAAGCGTAGAAGTTTTAAAAAATATAGAGGACAAGGAAGATGAGTAGCCTAGACCCAGAAGATTTAACAATAGATAACGCTTACAAGACTAGGTGGGTATGGTATCATACTATCCTAGCATTAGAGTTATTGATTGTTAATGTTACATTGATAGGAATTTTAGTTTTGTTAGGAGTAAAACTATGAACATATTTTATTTTAATCACAGTCCAGTAACTTCAGCAGAAGCACAACCTGATAAGATGCTAGTCAAGATGCCACTTGAAACAGCACAGATGTTATGCACTGCACACAGAGAGTTAGATGGAGATGAGTACGCTGATGAGGTAGGACTTTACAAACGAGCCTACTGGAATCATCCTTGCACAGTTTGGGCAAGAGAATCTAGTGAAAATTATTCATGGTTGTACGCACATTTTCTAGCACTAGGTATGGAATACACTTACAGATATAATAAAGAACATGCAAGTATTACTAAATTAGCTAAACCTTTAATGAAGTTTCCAAAGAATATAAACCATAGTAAAATGACACCACTTGCACAAGCTATGCCAGATGAGTACAAACATGCTGACCCTATTGTTGCCTATCGTAGATATGTTATTAATGAAAAGCACTATGCAAAGTGGGAGAAAGGTAGAGCAATGCCGAATTGGTGGACAAAAGAATATGAAAAAGAACTTGCAATCCAAAGTTAGTTATGGTATAATGGAGGTCTTATGTGTGATACAGTTGCCCTCATATATACCCTTCCTGACTGTAGAACTTGATTGCAAAATCAAACAAGTAAGAGGTCTTGTGCATTAAAACCTCACAGAATTTTGGTAGCTAGGAGTGAGCCTTTGTAAAAGCCTTTACACTTATGTCGGCATTGTTTTGTCAAGCTGAGTGAGTGAGAAAAGGTTAAGGATAAAACATGAATGAGAACTAAACCACCACATGACTAGCTGCCACCCTATCAAATATGTTTTACACTTACAACAAACAACTAGACAAAACTTTCCAATGGTCTTGGAAGAAGTCATGTCAAGATAAACAGTATTGGAAAACTTGGATACAAAAGAAAAGTGATATACAATTAATAGATGTTCCAAAAGAACATAAACAAATAGTATTAGATGAGATGTGGGAAGATATGCAAGAAGAAATAAAAGCAACAAAAGAATTAATTAATAAACAGCGAAGAGAAAAAAGACTTGCAATTAAAAATTAGATGTGGTATAATGCTACAACATTTCGATTAACTATATATTAAAGAGAGGAAAAATATGAAATACGAATATGTAAAAGGAAAAGCTATGTGGGCTAATATCAGCACACCTAACACTAGGTTTGAGCCGCATAAGTATGGTATAACAGTACTGACTGATGCTGATACAGCTGCTAAGCTAGAAGCACAAGGACTATCTCAAGTAAGAGATAAAACTGGACAACCTAAGTATGAAGAACCTGCTTTCTCATTCACTAGAAAGGTAGAGAAGTATGACGGAACAATTAATTCCGCACCTAGACTAGTTGATTCAGAAGAGATAGACTTAGATGTAAACATTGGTAATGGCTCTGAGGTTATCGTAAAGATTAAACCTTATGACGGAAAGTATGGTACATTTGCAGAGCTAATGGGTGTTAAAGTTACTAGCTTAGTAGAATACACGGAAGGTGAATCAGGTAACGAGGAGTTTTAATAATGATTATTACTATTAAAAATGATGCAGGAGAAACATCTTATGATGTGAATAACATTGAAGATGCTACGAAGCAGAGTGAAGCTAGAGTTATCATTCAGAAAGTTGGTACGTTAGAAGTTATGACAGAAGCATTGAGCTTTACCATAGCTACACACAGGGCTAACCTAGAAAAACTTTTAGCTGATTCAAAAGAAGCTATTGTAGAAACAGAAGAGGTGTCAGAAGATACCGAAGAGTAACTTAATTAATGAGGGCAAACATGACAACTACTTGGGATAAAGTGCATCAACCCTGTCCGTTATGTGGCAGTACAGATGCAGTTGGTGTGAATGAAGATGGCTCGGCTAAATGTTTTAGCTGTGATTCATTTATGCCTAACTATGAAGAAGCATGTAAAGGAAAAAATATGGAAACAAATCAAGAAACAAATACATCGTTTAAACAACCTGACAATATTGAGATAGGTTCTTTCTCAGCTTTGACTGACAGAAAGATTACTAAAGATACTGCTCAGAAATATGGAGTTAAAGTTGTTCACGATTTACAAGGGAATGTAATCAAACACATGTATCCATTTTATAATGGACATGAAGTATCAGCTACTAAAACAAGAAGTGTTAGAGATAAACTATTCTTTTGGCAAGGTACTAAAGCAGAGACTGGATTGTTTGGTCAACAGCTTTTCAAAAGTGGTAAGTATATTACTATTACCGAAGGCGAATGTGATGCTATGTCAGCTTATGAACTACTTGGTAGTAGGTGGGCAGTTGTTTCTATTAAGAGTGGAGCTGCCGGAGCAGTCAAAGATATCAAGGAAAGCTTAGAGTTTTTTGATGACTTTGAAAATGTTATCATTGCTTTTGATAACGATAAAGCAGGTAAAGAAGCTTCACAAAAAGTAGCTAGACTGTTTAAACCTAGTAAGGCTAAGATACTTTCATTACCTAACGGGTGGAAAGACCCTAACGATATGCTAAGAAACAACAAGCATAAAGAGTTTGTTGAAGCTTGGTGGGCATCTAAAGTTTACACACCTTCTGGTGTTATAAATGTTTCTGAACAAAGAGATAAGTTTCATAATAGAGAAAAGAAAACTAGTATCCCTTATCCTTGGGAAGGACTTAATGAAAAACTTTATGGTCTTAGACAAGGAGAACTTGTAACTCTTACTGGTGGTACTGGACTAGGTAAGTCTTCTGTGACAAGAGAACTTGAACATCATCTCATAAAAAACACCGGAGATAATGTTGGAGTGATTGCTCTTGAAGAAGATTGGAGAAGAACTATTGATGGTATCTTATCTATTGAAGCTAATGCTAGACTTTACATAGACCAAGAAAGAGAGAACTTTAGTAAAGAAGAACTAGATAAATTCTTTGATGTTCTTTATGACGGAGATAACAAGAACAGAGTATGGGTACATTCTCACTTTGGTACAAATGATATTGATGATATCTTTTCTAAATTAAGATACATGATTATTGGTTGTGAATGTAAGTGGGTAGTCGTAGACCATTTACATATGTTAGTTAGTGCTGTCCATGAAGGCGATGAACGAAGAGCTATTGATACTATTATGACAAGGCTTAGAAGTTTAGTTGAAGAAACTGGAGCAGGTATTGTTTTAGTCTCTCACCTCCGTAGAGTTGACGGTAATAAAGGACACGAGAATGGTATCGAAGTATCGTTATCACATCTAAGAGGCTCAAATAGTATTGGACAATTATCAGATTGTGTGATAGCATTAGAAAGAAATCAACAGTCAGATGATATTGATGAAGCTAGAACTACTAAGATGAGAGTACTTAAGTCTAGGTATACTGGAGATGTAGGACTTGCTTCGCATTTACTTTATGACAAAGATACTGGTAGGTTAGCAGAAGTTAGTATATCAGATATTAATGTTGATGAAACAGAACAAGGATTTTAATTATGGATTTAGTTTTTGACATAGAAACAGATGACTTAAAAGCTACTAAAGTTTGGTGTATCGTTGCACAAGATGTAGACACCAAAGAAGTATATAAGTTTACACCAGACCGTTTAAACGAGGGAGTAAAACTACTAGAGTCAGCTGATAGGTTGATTGGTCATAACATTATAGGCTTTGACGTACCTATGATAAAAAAGTTTTTCAATGTAGATTTATTTAAAAATAAAGAAATATTAGACACACTTGTTTTATCTAGATTATTTAATCCTACTCGTGAAGGAGGACATTCATTAGAGAAGTGGGGATTCAAGTTAGGTTTTAACAAGATTAATTTTGAAGACTACTTAAACTATTCTGATGAGATGTTAAACTATTGTGTTAGAGATGTAGAACTAAATACAAAAGTTTTCTTTGAGCTAAGAAAAGAAGCTAAAGGATTCTCAAAAGAATCAGTACAATTAGAACATGGCATTGCTCATGTTATGAAGAAGCAAGAATCAGATGGTTTTAAATTTGATATGAAACATGCTGACTTACTTCTATCAGAACTTAGGGAAAGAAAACAAAGTATAGAAGATGAAGTACATACAACATTTAAACCTAAATGGGTAGATGAAAAATTAGTTACTCCTTATATTAAGAAAGACGGTATGCTTTCTAAAAGAGGAATGACTGATGATGAATATGAAAGATGTTTAAACACTTCTAACTATAATCCATTTATGAGAAAAACTTTACAAGAGTTTAATCTTGGTAGTCGTAAACAGATTGGAGAATACTTAACAGACTTTGGTTGGAAGCCAGATAGATTTACTCCTACTGGACAACCTATCGTAGATGAGAAAACTTTATCACAGATAACTCACATACATGAAGCTAACCTTATTGCTAAGTTTCTTTTACTACAAAAGAGAATAGCACAGGTTGAATCATGGGTAGAAGCAGTTGAAGAAGATGAACGAGTGCATGGTTTTGTGATACCTAATGGTGCAATCACTGGTCGTATGACACACAGAAGTCCTAATATGGCACAAGTACCTAGCGTTAATAGCGAGTATGGTGATGAGTGTCGTGCTTGTTGGACAGTAGAAGAAGGCTACAAACTAGTAGGTGTTGATGCTAGTGGACTAGAAATTAGAATGTTAGCACACTATATGAATGACGAGGAATTTATAAATGAAATCATTAACGGAGATATACACACCTTTAATCAAAAACTTGCAGGACTTGAATCTAGAAATCAGGCGAAGACATTCATCTATGCCCTCATGTACGGAGCAGGAGATGAAAAACTTGGGAGTGTGGTTGAAGGAACTACAAGCGATGGCAGAAGAGCTAGACAACATTTCTTTGATAATAAACCTTCATTTAAATCTCTTACAACAAGGGTACAAAGAGCATCTCATAAAAAATTCCTTAAAGGATTAGATGGTAGGAAATTATATATTAGAAATAATCATGCAGCTTTGAATACTTTGTTACAAGGAGCAGGTGCTATTGTAATGAAACAAGCATTAGTTGATTTAGATGATAAGTTAAAACTTAATACTATAGATTATAAATTTGTTGCTAACATACATGATGAGTGGCAGATTGAAGTTAGAGAGTCTCAGGCAGAAGTTGTCGGTATGATGGCAGTTGACTCTATAATAAAAGCCGGAGAGCATTTTAATCTTCGCTGTCCTTTAGACGGTGAATACAAAGTTGGAGGAAATTGGAGTGAAACCCACTAAAGAATATAATTGGAAATTTAATAGAGTTAATTCAAAAGGAAAAGTAATTTTTAAACATTATACTAAAGAAACATTAGAAGATGTAAAAATTTATTTAACAAAAAATAATATTTATTATGAAGAAACTAAAACTCAAATGATAAGAGTTTATTATAATAAAAAAATGTATTCTTACTTCTATACAACAGGTAGATGGTCTCCTTATCTTGGTCACAACAAGTATCCTAAAAAACATTATCATTCAAAAGGAATAGAAGATTTTATTAATAGATTTATAAGAGGAATAAAAAATGAAACCCACTAAAAAAGATAGAAAGAAATTTGATTTGGATTTAGAATATGGTTCAATTAGAGAAGAGAAAGTAGCAGAGATGCTTACTGATAAAAAGATAGAAGTAAAATCAGAACGAGGTATGTGGATGAAGACCGGAAACATAGCTATAGAATATGAATCATGGAGAAAACCTTCTGGTATCATGGCTACTGAATCCGATTACTGGTTTCATAATCTATGTGTAGGAGACAATGAGTTCTGTACTTTAGTATTTAAAACAGATGTGTTAAAAACCATAGTAGATAAACTTGATTACTTTAAAACAGTTTCAGGTGGAGACAATAATGCTAGTAAAATGTACCTTGTAAATCTACAAAAGTTATTTTCTAGTGATGTAATTAAAGCGTTTAAACAGTCTGAGGAAGACAAGAAGAATGACAAAAAATAAAACACTTGACAAGAAACCTAAAGACGAGTATAATAAATTTACAGCCGAGTCTGGACATTGGTATACTAGAGAAGGTGAACCTATGTATACTATCATAGGTGCTAACGGTAAAGAAAGAAACACTACTCTTAGAGATGCCAAGAAAGAAGGACTAGTACCGTCAGTTACTACTATTATAGGTATGATAGCAAAGCCTTCTTTAGAAAACTGGAAGATAGACCAAGCTTTAAACTCTGCTTTAACTTTAGAAAGAGAAGAAGGAGAATCATTTCAATCTTTTACTTATAGATGTAAAGAAGATTCTAAAAAGATTGGTAAGGAAGCTGCAAAAAAAGGTACTAAAATCCATGCTCTTATTGAAAGTGGTTTCTTAGGAGAAGCAGATAATAAAACCTACCGTCTAATTAAAAAATATTTAGATAAAACATTTCCTAATGAAGAATGGATAGCAGAAGATTCTTTCTGTGCAAAGTCAGGTTACGGTGGTAAAATAGATTTATACTCTAAGTCAGGAATATTTATAGACTTTAAAACTAAAGATAACTTAGAAGGCAAAGACCCTGCTAAATTAGTTTATGATGAACATGGTATGCAACTGTCAGCTTATGCTCAAGGTTGTGGCTATGATGATGTAGAAAGAGTATCTATATTTGTGGACCGAAAAGATAACGAGCTTATCTGTTGCCATGTTTGGGATAAAGAATCTCATAAAAAACATGTTGATATGTTTAATAGTATATTAACTTATTGGAAGTTAGTAAAAAATTATGACTCATCTTTAACAAATTAAATATTATGAATGGAAAAAAATCAAGACAACTTAGAACTAAATCTAAACAACTAATGATAGAGTGGCTAAGAAGTATGACTCCGGAAGGAGAGGACAGAGAAAAAATAAATGAAAAAAACTTACAAGAATTTTTACCAGAGCAAACACATATATTTGCTAACAATAAATTTATGGTTAGTGCCTACACTTTACGGTGGTTTTATAAACATGTAAAGAAAAATCCTAATATTAAATTAGAGGAGTTAATAAATGCCTCTTAGAAAACCTAGAAAGCCTAGACCTAAAAAAGAAACTGGAATACCTAGAGGATATGATAGCCATTGGGAATATGAATTACATCAAAGATTATTTTCTGACTGGAGACATCATTGGGAAACCATAGACTATGTTATTGCACATAAATATGAACCAGATTTTGTTCGTAAGTTTGATGATGGCAATATTATTTTAATTGAAGCTAAAGGTAGGTTCTGGGATTTTCCAGAGTACAGTAAGTACATACATATAAAGAAAGCTTTACCCGAACATATAGAATTAGTTTTCTTTTTTCAAAAACCTTTTGCCCCAATGCCGGGAGCTAAAGTAAGAAAAGATAAAACAAAAAGAACACATGCTGAATGGGC